CTAGGACTGCCATTGCTTTCATATCGGTGTCGTCTTTTGGATACAGCAGATTGCGCGACTTTCTAAAGTACACTCCTGGGATTTTCCCGAAGATATTCACGCCGCCCGATTCAGTTGGGTACTCTCTGCCGTCTTCGTCGAACTTTATTACCTCGTAGTCGGAGTAGGCATAGAAGACTTTTCGCCCTGAAATCGTTCCCTGGTACAGCATGACCTCGGTCATCCTAGTGCGGTCTGATATATCGGACGAGAACGGTAAGAATTGGTGCGGCAACCATGAGCGAAGGCCGTGCCGCCCAGTGTCCGGGTTATAGATCGGCATGACGAAGGCGATCTTTGTCAAGTTATAGAACTCGTTTGCCACGTCCATTTGTGCATCGAATTGCATGACGCGCAAGTAATATGCGAGCAAGTCTTGGTCTGACATTGAGCCGTCAACGATCGTTCGCATGGGCGCTTTGTTATAGATCTGTGACAGTTTAGAAATGATTTTCTGCATGACGTTAATAGGCGGGATTCGCTGAACTGCGAATTGAAACGACTTGGTATCTCGCCCAAGGGTTTCCGCCAGTGCGGCGACTACGAAGTCGCGCAATGCGCCCTCATTGATAACAAATAGATCGCGTTTATAGTCTAGTGATTCGGCGTTGTCTGCCCACGCCTTGAGCATTGTATCAATCTTGTTTTTAAGCATTTACATGGTCCCCGATTCTAGCCGTTTAGTGTTTAAGTTTTGGTGCTGCCTGTGCAGGCCATAACCTATGGCCGTGGAGATGTGCTGAAACCTGTCTTTATCATTCTCTTTATACTCGCTCCCGTTGACTAATTTTGCAAGCCTTAGACCTTCGTCTGCTGTCGGGGCGTCTTTATATACGAAAAGTGACCGCTCGCCTAGGTCGTTACAGCAGTAGGCATTGACTAGGTTGTGGCGCTTTCTGATCGGCGGATTAGCTAGCGGCACTTGCACTTGAAAGTTTAGTTTAGTCTCGTTTGATAGAAAGTCTTTTATTATATCATAGTCTGATTTTTTTGACCGAGTATCCATCGACTTGCCAGCGGCGTCGCCGTGGACGAAGTATTTTGTGTTGTAGGAAAGCAGCCCACGCTCTAGAGCCTCGCTTAAATTGTCTCTAGTCCTAAAGCCATCGATGACGACTTCGTTAAATATGTGCATTTTGCCGTTGAAAAATTGGAAAAAAACAGAGGAAAGCGGCTTGCCTTCTGCAATGTTAAAGTCGAATGAAATGCATACCGGGTATTGCTCGTCAACTTTGTATGACTGATTAATAAAATTCTGCTTTGTATAGGCGTAGTAAATAAAACTAGATCGCAGATCATTCCATTGCCCGCGTAGGTATCGGTCGGCTTCTTTCTGGCTCATCGATTCTCGAAGGCCACGGATATAAACGGCGTCGAGGAAAGGATTCTGCTCGGTCAGTGAATAGAAAACTTTCCTATTTGGGAATTTTTCTTGCGCGGCGCGATCGATCCAATGCTTGTAAACCCAGTGGCCAGGTGAATCCGGGTTAGTCGCTGCGATTAGTAAATTTTCTTTGACGTGCGGTAGTCGTCTTAGGCGAGCGCGGAGCGTGTCGAATGCTTCCTTGTCGTCAAGATCATTCTCAACAATCTCTTCGATGACTAGCATTGATATATTTAGCGACCGGCCTTTCTTGTAGCGTTTGTCCGCCCATGTCATGCAAATGATTTCAGAGCCGTTTTCAAATTTAATTGTCGAATCTGATCGGTTGTGCTTCGCGATGTCTGGGTGATCGTCGATATGATCTAGGATCTCTCTTAGTATCGTGCGCTTTAGGTCTGGCAATGCGCGACGTGCTAGGCATACACGCGCGGCTGGGTATAGCAGGCAATGAGTGACGGCAAGGTGCGCCATGAGCGTTGACTTCGCACTTCCATACGAGCCTGAGAGCAAGATTTCTAGCGTGTCTTTTGAGTAATCGAAGCCGCCACGTACTAGCTTAACCACGTCCCATTGCCACGGGATAACTCGCGGATCGAATCCCGATAGTGTTGGCTCTGAGTCAATCTTTGCCGTCATATATATCGAGTTGCTTTCTGTGGAAAACGTGTTCGCTTAGTCGTGACATTGATGCGTCGAACCAGGAGCAGGCAACCTGGTCGTCGTCATATACTTTCCTCACCGTCATCATTGGGCCGCCCGATCTCAAGAATACCAGCGTTCCCGTCTGAATCTCGGTCTTCGTGATGCGAATCAATTCCATTCGGATTCTCGTAGTTCAAAACTATTCGTGGTTTTTCCTGAGCAGTATGATCGATTTTATCCGACTGTCCTAGGCAATTCTTGCCTAGCCAAATTTGCATTGCTACGTTGCCCTTTTCGATTGCGTTTCGAAACTGAGCTTGGCGAAGCGAGGCATGACCTTTCATTTTGTGAATGTCGGTAAACTCGCCGATTTTCATCCCGTTGTCTACTTCGCAGCGATAGTTTAGTGTGTCCCACGATATGCCTTCGACGGCGCAAATTTCTTTTGTCGTGCACTGCATGGCGGCGAGCTTGCCGACACGTTCCCAGTTTATAGCGACAGGCGGCGGGCCAGTGCGCTTTGCGTTCGGTCCTGACTTCACGCCCGTGCGGTTTGACTTGCCATTTGGCTTCGGTTTGTAAGCTTGGCGCGGCGGTGGTTTAGGCATTGGTAACACCGTTCCAGTAGACTTTTTCTTGCGTGATCTTATCAGATTTTTTTGCCGATAACATCGATCGCTTATCGACGGTGTAGACTAGTTTAAATCGATGATCGTCGATATTGTATTCAGAGATGTAAACAGGGAACGGTCGTGACGCTGCCCAATCGAAAAAATCTTTGTGGTTAAAGTTGTTGCCGTAACATGCGGTGCCTTGATACGGGATATCACAATAGACGACGGCGCTCGGCAATATCTCGATATCGCGATAATCTAGTGCGGTAAAATGCAACTGCTCCAACCGCTCCAACCGCTGCAACCGCTCCAACCGCTGCAACTGCTGCAACTCCTGCAACTGCCCCAACTGCTCCAACGGGGCTCGACTCATTCCTTTCGAATCAAACGCGACTTTTTGTCGTAAATAAGAACGACGTTGCTTTACCGTCTTTACATTGCTAGGCCAGCATGAAAAGCCTAGCACCTTACTTGCAGTGTCGTCGAACTGGTCGAAAATAACTGCCATGTGCATCGACTTTTTATATGGTTCGATATCGCCAAATAAATAGGTTTTCTGGTTATTCCCAAAGCTCCAACAAACGCGGATATAAGGGTCATCTAAGTTAGCAAAAAAATCCTCGCGCGAAATCCATTTAGGCTTGAAACTATCGTAATTGAACTCGCCAGCGACGGCTCGTTTCACTAGATCGACTATATCCGCCTTGATCTCGTTATAATGAAAATGCTGGAACCTATGTCTTTTGTTTAAAATCATGCAATGCGATATTGAAAAACCGCCGCCGAATAGGTCGTAGAAATGCGTTGCTTTTGGGAAAAGCATGGAAATTGACTCGGCTATATTGTCCTTTGAGCCCATGTAGGGAATGCCGTACTTACCCATTATATTTTCACCTTAAAACCACGTTCATTAAGCTCTTCAAACAGTTCCTCTAGCGCGGTTATGTCGTCGCAGTTAACTGTGAGGATCAATTTATGATCGAGGTTTTTTTCGTCGTCATCGTCCGGAATATCCGGCTCAAATTCAGGCAGCGAATCGAACCCCAACAGATCCAAATCAAAGTCCATTTCTTTCAACTCTTCGATTTCTAGCTTCAACAAGTCCTCGTCCCAGTCTGCAAGCTCTGCCATGCGGTTGATATTAAGCCGCAGCGCTTTGATCTTTGCTTCTGATAGATCGTCACATATGACGACTGGCACCGTCGCTAGTGCGAGTTTTTGCGCTGCCTTGATTCTTAAATGCCCGTCGATTACTTCGCCGTTTGACTTAGCGAGAATCGGCACTCTGAAGCCAAACTCCAGTATTGCCGACGCCATTTTATCTATCGCGTGATTATTTTTGCGCGGATTTCGCGCATACGGTATTAGCTTATCAAGATCGAAGTCAGTTATTTGCATATTATTCCTATAGCTTACGATCATTTTCAATAATTTTAACATGTTACAGTGTCAATAGTAAATAGTGCCAAATTTTTATAATAGTTTCAATAGGATATAAAATATTTTAAAGATAGAGGTTGAAAATGCCGATAAGTGTTGTATAAATAAGCAGCACAATGGAAGTGCTGATAACCTGCCAGGGACGGCTCTAAACTTGGAGCCAGCATGCTAAAAATTCCAAAAAATGTGAAAAAAGGCACGACGGTCGTTATATCCGGCTTGCCCGGAGTGCACAAAATTACTGAGATTAACGAAACGCGAGTTAATTTTAAGATCGCGAATTATCTTGGCAGTTTTCAGTGGGGGCATGTCGATAAGATCGCAAAAAGTGAGGTGCCAAAATGAAAAAATGGGTAGGAATAACAAAAGAGCCCGTTCACGGTCGGCTTCACGCGAAAGTTTATAGCGACGGCGACGCGCTCGTCGCAATGATGCCTGGCTGCTGGGGAAGTGACGACTGGTCGCTGGGCGGAGCAGGCACCTGCTGGTGTTTTAATCACGCGCCGTCTGTTGCAAAAAAAATAGACGCTGATTGCGTCGAATTTTTCGATGAAACAAAAAGCGAGGGTGGATGACTTACAAAGACATTGCAGATTTAATTGCTGTGACGCTCGCCTCAGGCGAAACTGTTGACGGACATTTTTGGGATGCGCATCAGCCTGAGCATCCGTTCGACAATCGTCGCTGGTGGAATTTCGTCAACCGGCGCGGAGTTGCCGAGAGGTTCGGCTTGTGTGTTGTTGATACGCACACAGGCGGACCTAATTTTTTCATTGAGACGTGGGTGCGGTAGACCAGGCTGCGCTTATCATCGCTCGCGTTTGCTTATCAGAATAGCCGGGTATTGCTCGGCTACTCCATTTCAATTTCATAATCAGAATTGCTTACGTTGTGGCGCTGCGCCGCTTTTTATCCGCCGCCATTCTTTCGGCTGTTACAAAAGCAACTGGCAACCAATGCGGCTTTTTATAGCTGCGCAAATCCTTAGCAATTGGCAAACTGAGGCCGCCGCCATCGAGCATGTATGTTAACCATGTGGCGTCCTTGAACGCTACCCTGCCGCTTGCAAGTAAACTACTGACAACCTCGCCAGCTGATTCCGAAAGGCCAGTCCACAGCACCACGTTTTGATACCCTGGCATCAGCGCGTCGTGCTCGCCCACAAATTCGGGGAACCGTCTTTTTAATTCAATAAACGAAACATGCTCCATTTCTCTGATGAAATTATAAACTTCCTCTGCTTTTTCTTGAGCTTGTTTTTTCGTCATAAATTATCACCTTGTTTCAAGCGCTCCAGACTTTGGTTTTTAAAAGTCAAAATTAAATCAGTCTTTAAATTCAACTCGACTACCAGAAAATAGTTATTACCGATTACGGCCTCGTTTAAGTACAGGCCACGGTGCGGCATGTAGCACCAGCTCACGTCTTCTCCTGCCAGCTCGAACAATTTTTTTGCCGTCGCTGTTTTTCTGAATTTGTCCGGCAACTCTTTAAACCGTCGCTTTGTCCATTTTGACGAGCTATAGTTTTCCCCTGTTTCAAAAACGATCACTTTCTTGTCATCAGCCATCTCTTTTCTCCTGTATAAAATTTAGAATGTTCCCGTGATAATACATGCCTAGTTCATCCTATGAACGTTTTGTTTTTTTTTCGTCATATATTCCACGGCATTCCACGACATTCCACGACTCGTGGAATAACGAAACCCTTGAGGCTCTAGGTGTACACAGAAATATTCCACAATTCCACGAGAAAGGCGAATCCCTATATATATATTATTCTTTCTATTCTATTTTTATTTCTATATAGATTCAAAAAGTCATGGAATGTGGAATAAACATACTTAACTAACCGAAATATCAAGTGAAATGTCATTCCACGACATTCGACGAGTCATGGAATGACGTGGAATTAACAGGTATAACCTACTGAAATATCAAGCGTAATTCCGCGAAATACCGTGGAATAACTATAGAGCCTAATAGCGCTTAATTTTTACGCCAACAAATTGCCAGACCGGGCGCTTGCGCTCTGAGCAATGGCACCTAATCTTTTCAACGTTGAACGGTTTATTTTTAAGCAGACGGATGATGTCGCTCTTTTTGTCTTTCTTAATCGGCAAACCTTTCCCGATGAGATCCCAAAAATCATTGACGTCTGTTTTGTATCCCTTTCCGTAGATCAAGCGCCTGTCGTCTAACAGCGACACAAGATCAGAATTACTTTCGTCCTCAAGCGCACTCAAGTCTTGCTTGGGGTGCGTGTCGTGCGCAGCTCGGTAGGCTAGGCAATCGTAAATGATTGCAGAGGCCTCACGAACTAGATCAGGCTTAAATGTAGGATCTTCCTCGCCTGGGCGGTCATGGAAAGCGGCGTAAATCAATCGACGTTTTTGCGCTGGCTTACCAGAAAAGTGTGGCAATTCATTGCTGGTGAAAATGAAACTAACCGGCAATGGCATGTTAACCGCAACTTGTCCCATGCGTCTGACCGATGCCTCATGTCCGCCTGATAGTGTCTTTATATCGTCGTCCTCAAGCAAGCGGGTGTCTGATAGATCGTCGCCGACGCAAATCCTCTTACCTACTAGCGCCGCAATCCAAAACTTGTCCATTTTCGGAAGCGTTATATATGCCGAACTGAAAACGCTCTTTAGCATATCAAGCAATGAACCTTTGCCGTTGCCGCCTTTTCCGTAAATCCACAATATTTTTTCAGCTGGCTTTCCCTCTCTAAACAAGTCGCCAATGAACCAGCGTAGGCAGTCAAACATTTCTGGCGATGTGAGACTATCGCGGATCATATCAAAGCGCGGCGTAGGCCCAGGAGCCGGATCGAAGCCAAGGCGCGCATAGCAGTATCCAGGGTCCGACTTAAAGCGGAAAGGCTTCACCTTGTTTTGGTTAAAGCTAAGAAAAATATTCAGCACCTCTTTTGCTACGGAGTCGCAGTCCTTCTCCGTAAATAAAAAGTCAATCTGCTCTTGTGATGGTTTATTAGCCATGAGCGACAAAGCGGCGTGGTGTACTGTGGATTTTAGGCACTGGTTATCAATCTCTTTAATCACGTCCCCGTCGAGCAATTCGCACAGAATTTTTTGCTTCGCTGGGTCAGTTATCACCACAAATTTATGATGATCGAGCGCCTCTTTTATAAAGATATCCCCAAGCGGATAACCGCACAGCTTGTTTGCAAAGACATGATATGCGTGCTGGCGCTTGAGTTTTCCGGCTTTAGTCCTTTCCGCCTCTATGAGTGCCGCCAGTGTAGCAACGGCACCTGGAGACTCCTGCATTTTTTTAATCATTCTAACTACGTTTGATTGCTGATCTGACTGTGGTTTCGATTTCTCGGTCACTGAATCCTTTTCTTTCAAATGGCGCTCCTTTTATCAGGTCGATAATTTCGTGCTCACTTTGCCCGCTCGCGAACAATTCAAGTGCGGTGATGAACACAGAGATATTGCGACCTTCGCCAAATGCGAGGCCACGCGTTAGAAAATTGATAATATTAGATGATAGCATCCGCTCGCCAGTATGCTGGTTTATACGCGGCTCATATTCTTTTTTCGGCTCTGGCGCTGTCACCGTTGCTAGTTCCCAGTCTGGCCCAGGGTCGATCTTTGAAACAATGCTAGTACATGGCCAGAAAATGCGTGCGGCGTCATATCCTGACGAGTCCGCGTCGATCTTTTTACCGATTGCGGCTAGTGACGATTCGAACTCGCGTCGACAAGTGATTCGTCGTTCCCATGGAATGATAATGCGGTAGCGGTCGGCTACGACGCCCTTTTTTTCTCGCTGATGATTTCTCGTTGTGCCGATAATATGAACGGTGTCGCGAAACATTTCGACGGCCTCGGCGATAGGCAAGCCGTTGTCAACGTCAAGTCCAAGAAAGTCAGAGTAAATAAAATTGGCTTTTGACCGCGTTCCATTTTCCCAGACACACGGCGACCATGCGCCCCACAAAACGGCGCGAGCGATTAAATCCCAACCGTGGCAACGTTCCCAGCCGCGACTGTACCTGTCGCCGATAAAAGAGCGTTCGCGATGAAAAGAAAATGAAAGGTTGCTTTTTGGATCAATCTGTGTAGAATGCATCCCGATCCTCATATTGGTATGTGGTGATCTAAAGTCCTGACTGTCCTCGCAAAAGTAAGTCAGGATTTTTTTATTAAATCGTTTCGATTAGCCTGTCAACGTCTGCAATAGTACGAATTAACCTATAAATACCGCAGTATTTTAAAATCATTTCCTCGAATGCCCTTTGCTTTTCAGTTTGCCTAGCTTGCCCAGTTTTGACCTCGAGGGCAAGGAATATTCCTCCGCGAGTGATGCCCAAAATATCCCCGGAGCCGACAAGTCCGAAACGAATCGGCCTGCCGTTTCTATACGCCATGCCAGTATGATTTTCCCAAATACGCCAGCGCGGATCTGCACCGTAGCGTCGGAAAATAGCTTTGATTAGCTGCTCATGAGCTGTGTTTCTTGCTGGCATGGAAGGCTTTTAATACCTCGGGCAATGCTGTATTTATTTGCGTCTCTGAGTATTTAGTCAATAGCCGATACACTGACCAATTGCGATGATATTTCTTTCCGCTCTTTGATTTTGTTTTTTCTCTAAGCAGTTCAAGTGCTGCATAGTCTGCGATGATTAAATCTTCGGCGGTCACTTCGCGCATTTCAGAATTGACGTTTTCAATTGCCATTTCTTCGCGGCTTCGCTTTGGCTGATTATTATGGCCACACGATGGGCACACATAAAATCTAGACTTTGCGTTCGTTTTCTTCGCGCCAAAATGTGCTAGGTGATTCTGGTATGGGCAAAATACTGAATAGCATTTCTCACAAGTGATCACCGTGATTTCTGGCTCTTTCGGAGTGAATCCGTCGAGATTTATCGGGCGATCGGCCTCTGCAAGTCCAAGGCGAATCACGTTGCCAGCGTGGTCTAAAATAATCCCGTGTGATTTTCCTGGATATACTCGCGAGGCACGGCCTAGGATCTGCAAGTGCAAGTTTAGCGACTTCGTTGGGCGCGCTATAATCAGACCGTCAAGGCAAGGTATATCAATGCCAGTGGTCATCGTCCCAACCGACGAAATTACGTAAAGCTCGCGGCGTTTCAGGCGCTCTACGATAGCATTGCGCTCGGCTAAGTCCACGTTCGCGTCGACATAACCGCACGCGATGCCGCTAGCGTTAAACTCGGC